TACCCAATTGGTAACAGTTGGGGGTCACATCCCGCATACCAGCGGGGGTTCTGGTTCGGAGGATAAAAGCTAACGGAAGTTCGTTCTCCAATGTTGCAGGTAAGCCGAGTCCTGCTACCCACCTCACCCTTTTACTATATACTATGATTAATTATGTAAACTGGTTGATTGAAGAGGAAGATATGGAAACTCAATACAAATTGTTGGTTAAAGGAGTTGGTAATTATGGAGCCGACTCACTTATCGAATTATTTTGGATAGTTTTCAAACATCGTTGTGGACACTTCTTCAAGGGAGAAGGGTTTCGCGATTGAGGTTGTCCGTAGTGGAAACCTCACTTAACAGACTTATCGCTGTGTGCTTCAGGATGAGTTTATTTTTAACCTCGCTTTATAAGGAGGCATTATGGTTCTAGCACGACACTCCGCGTTTACACCCCAAGACTTTCAAAAAATGATGGGACTCACAGTTGGGTTCGATACATTCTTTGATCGTTTTTTTGATATGGACTCTACTCGTGATTCGGGGTATCCACCATATAACATTCGGAAACTGAACGAAGTTCAGTATGTCATAGAAGTAGCCCTTGCAGGGTTTTCAAAAGATGACATAGAGGTTGAAGTAACTGATGGTAAATTGGTTATCCGTTCAACCGAAGACAAAGAAGGTGAATCCAAAAGTGATTCATTCGTTCATAAGGGAATTGCTAAAAGAGCATTCTCTCGTTCTTTCACTCTTTCCGATGATATTATTGTAAAGGGTGCGGACCTCAAGGATGGTATGTTAAATATTGACCTTGAGAAAGTGATACCAGAAGAGAAGAAGCCACGGCTAATTCCTATTGGTTCTTAATCATGACGCGGGGAGCGAGAGCTCCCCTTTATGGAGATACAAATGGCAGAAGAAACTTTTAAAGTAGATACTGAAGAAAATACTGAAGACAAAACAGTTAAAGTAGAACAAGATTTTGACACATCAGAAGAAGACAATAGTGTAATACTTGATACTTCAACTGGTAAGGGATTAGAAAATATGGAGATCCCTGAGAGTATGAGAGCACCTGCATTTGAGGATGGTAGGAAAGTTCGCATCTTTATGAATGAACAGTATGGTTTTCCTCATGGTATTCAAATCACTGCAGGTATTGCAAATCACAAACCACAACTTGTAGGTAAACCATCAGATGTTGAGAGACATTCAATTCCAGATGATGATATTGTGATTGAGATTGATGGTGAGATTCTTTGGAGGGCATCAGAAGATGGTTTTCCAGATACACAAAAAGGTCCAGAGTGGGTAACTGAAATCCTAAATAAAGTAGTTGGAACAGAGGAAGTCACTGACGATGGTGTAGTGATTGAGCCTGGAAATGAAGAAGTTGTAAATTAGGAGATTATTATGTTACCATTGGCTGGTATGTTATTTAATGTGGTGGCTGGGTTAGTAGTTGATAAAGCTCAAGACTTGGCCAAAGACCATGTTGAAAAAATGATAGATGATGTTCTTCCAGAAAAACAAAGGAAGGAACTAGATAAAATTATTAAGGATGACCCAGAACATACTTTTGATAATGCCAAAGATGCACTGATGGGGGCAGTTGAGGGTAAACTTCCTGTGAAGATGAAAGATGGTAAATTATTGCCAATAGAAATGACAGTCAAAGTAAGATTTGACCCAAACACACAGAAACTTGAGGTGATTACATGAGATTATCACAAAACTTTTGGCTGACTGAACTTACAAAAAGTTCAACAGCAGATAGAATGGGCATTGCAAATGAGCCAGGAATTGAAGAAATCGTAAATTTAACAGTTCTCACTCATCACGTGCTTCAGCCCGTTAGAGAAAAGTTCGGAGTGATAACTGTCAATAGTGGTTATAGATCACCACAACTTAATGGTAAGGTAGGCGGATCTAAAACAAGCCAACATTGTTTTGGAGAAGCAGCAGACTTTGAACAGCTGGGTACACCAAATGGAGAAGTTGCTACTTGGATCAGCAAAGAACTCGATTTTGACCAGCTAATTTTGGAATTCTACACTAAAGGAAAACCTAATAGCGGATGGGTACATTGCAGTTTCAAAAAAGATGGTTCAAATCGCCAGAAGATTATGACCGCTTTAAGAGTAAATGGAAAAACTCAATACAAGCAGGGTCTTATTTTCTAATTGGACTAGTCCTCAAAATATATCTTCAAATACTTTTCTTAGTTGGTGCCTTTCAATCAAGAAAAACGCCTATTGACAAACAGATCAAATGGTGTTATAATGTCTTTGACAAGTTAGAAATCCCCTATCAAAAATATTACTAATGTTTTATACTAATGTACAACCTCATGGAAATTTCATTGCTCTCCGTGGGGTTGATGAGCGTGGTGTTTCTTTCAAAAAGAAAGTTCACTACGAACCTACTTTATATGTTCAATCCCAAAAACCTCAAGATCCTCAATGGAAAACTTTAGACGGCAAAAGAGTTGCAGGTGTGAAGTGGGGATCGATGAAGGAAACCAAAGAAGCTATCAGACAATATGGAGGTGAAGTTTATGGTCTTGATCAGTTTCAATATTCTTATATTTCCGATAACTATCCTGGCCTTGTCAATTATGATCTGTCCAAGATAAAAGTTGCATTTATAGACATTGAGTGTAGTTCAGAGTTTGGATTTCCAAATATAAGACAAGCCAATGAACAGGTTCTTGCCATATCTATCAAGATGGGTGATGAATTCAAAACTTATGCATGTGGTGAATATACTCCGCCCCCAAATGTCAAATATATCAAATGTATTCATGAAGAACAATTATTAACTCAGTTTATCAATGACTGGGCCAATAATTATCCAGACATTGTTACTGGATGGAATTCACGTTTCTTTGATATTCCCTATCTTGTCAATCGTATCATCAGAGTTCTTGGTGAAAAGTATGCAAATAAACTGTCTCCTTGGGGATGGTTTAGAGAGAGTGAGATAACTCTTGTTGGTAATCGAAAACAACAAGTCTATGACATTGTTGGTATATCAAGTATTGACTACTTAGATGCATACAAGAAATTTACATACGTCAATCAAGAATCATATTCACTCAATCATATTGCATATGCAGAGTTAGGAGAGAAGAAACTTGACTATGAAGAGGCTGCAACTCTCCATGAGTTATACAAGACAAACTTTCAGAGATACCTTGACTACAACGTACACGATGTAATTTTGGTAGAGCGTCTTGAAGAAAAAATGAAACTCATGGAAATGATCATCTCACTTGCATACATGGCCAAGTGCAATTTCAATGATGTTTTTTCTCCTGTTAAAATGTGGGATTGTATCATCTATAATCATCTAAGAGGACAAAAGATTGTCATTCCACCAAAGAAACATGAAGAGAAGAATGATGCATACGAAGGTGCCTATGTTAAAGATCCACAAATTGGTAGACACAAGTGGGTGTGTAGTTTTGACTTAAACTCTTTGTATCCTCACTTAATTATGCAGTACAACATCTCACCAGAGACATTGTTGGGTATGCATACAAGAGGTGGAATGGTTGAGGCCCTACTCAATCAAGAAATAGATACTGACTTTCTTAGAGAAAAGAATGTAACTATGACTCCAAATGGTTCTCTCTATTCTCGTAAGACCCAAGGGTTTCTTCCTGCATTGATGGAAAAGATGTACACTGATAGGGTCAAGTATAAGAAGATGATGATTGAGGAACAAAAGAAAGGAAAGACTGCAGATCCAAACAAGTTGGCCCAGTATCATAACATGCAGATCAATTTGAAAATCGCTCTAAACTCAGCCTACGGAGCCCTTGGTAATCAATGGTTCCGATTTTATGATGTAAGGAATGCCGAGGCCGTATCTGTTGCGGGTCAGCTTTCTATTCGATGGGCTGAGAGAGCGGTTAATGAATACTTAAACAAAGTTTTAGAAACCGATGGAAGAGATTACGTTATTGCTTCCGATACTGACTCTCTGTACGTTACTTTGGATTCTCTCGTACAGAAGGTAAGTCTGGAAGACAAAGACAAAACTATCAAGTTCATGGATTCTGTTTGTGATGGCAAGATCCAAGATGTGATAGATAAATGTTATAGTGAGTTGGCAGAGTATGTCAATGCATTTCAACAAAAGATGGTGATGAAGAGAGAGGTTCTTGCCGATGTCGGAATCTGGACTGGCAAGAAACACTATATTCTGAATGTCCATAATTCTGAGGGTGTCCAATATGAGGAACCTAAACTGAAGATTATGGGTATTGAGGCCGTCAAGAGTTCTACACCAGAACATTGTAGAAATGCACTCAAGAAGGCTTT